GATTTGAACCAAAAATCATAAGCAAATCTCCATTGTAAGCCATTAATGGGTACACAATCTCTGAAACCATTGATTCCATGAGTGATATATCTTCAGGCATATAATCACACTGGCGTGCTACCGAGATTAGAACGTCAAACGCTGCGATTGTCAATTGTGCAGGCATTCTCTGATCGTATTTACTGTAATCGCCAGCCAAAATATTATTACCCTTAGAAATCATGTGCTCATTTAATTGCCCCCATTCTGGTCCTTCAGCATTTGCTCCCACCATGCACTCTGTCAACAAAGGATTCAATTGCATAATACGAACCAATGGTAAGAAATACATGCGGATCAATAATTGTAGAGCCAAAGGAGCACTCTGAAATACTCTAACCTTTTCGCTAGTCAGTTTTGTAGGTTCATCCTTTAAACAGGCTTTCCACACAAAATAGCAGCGCTCGCCCTTTCGTAGAATTTCACAAGTTCGGTCCACCTCGTCCCATATTTCTTCTGAAAAAGATTGAGGAAAGCCGACATCGGGAAAATCTTCAGGATCACACTGTACCAAGTAGTCTCGTTTCTTACCACTTAAAGGCCACCCCGGTGACGTAGAGAAATTCATGGGATCTATAAATCTCTTACCCTTTAAACCACTCACAGTTTCCACCTGATTAAGAGGACGTGCATCTAACAACTCGGGCAAGCGAGTAAATATTTCATCAAATTGAACCATATAACTCTCCACAGCACGACTAACAACTCCTCCTAAACTAAGTGAGGGATGTGCTAATTGCTCTAAAGCGACTTGATATGGATACACATTATCTCCTTTCATCTTAGGTGGTCCCCACTTCTGTGGAACTCCACAAATTTCAGTTACATGTGGAGAAATCAATGTTGGTACAACAATACTGCGCGGAGTGCTTCGAACTGACATACTTCCATATACTTCAATACTTGTGTTTGGTGTTAAATATCGAACTGGACTCTTATGATGAATGTCTGTTGACTCAATTAACTTGGTGCCGTATTGCTCTTCGGGCATATCTCCTTCACTACACAGGCGTACAACTCCAGGTTTATCACACATTGTCAAAATGGCTTTCCGTACCATTTCTTGTGACAAATATCCTGCACCGCCTTTAGTCCCAAAGCCACACAAATGAAATCCTAAAATGGTAGAACCGCGTCCAACGGACACTATAGGACTCATGCACATGCCCTCTTGTGTTTCTATTGGCAAATTATAAATGCCTCCCTGGAAATTGGCACATGTACGATGTGAAACTTTCTGCGAAGAAAACAAAGTCCTAAACATCTCGCAATCTCCTTCTTTTGATTTGTAGACAAAAATACCTTCTGCTGAACATGGCTTATCTAAAGGCAAAAAGCGCGTCATGCATTTTCTACTTCCAGCACTAGGCACCCAAACCAATGAAAAATCAGTGTGTGGTATGCCAACAGTGTATTCTTGAGAAATCGTGTCACGGAAATATCCACCTGTAACTTTAGGGGAACGGGACCTACATCTCACTGCAAACTCTGATGCTTTTTCAAAATGTTTGAGAACAAAATGTGTGGGCAAAATCATAAAATTGCTTTCTATTAAAAATCCACGCACGAAGTGTTTATCACTCTCTACATATACCACAGAACTTGCACACAATGTTGCAAGATCAGCAGAAGTAGTGGTTTTAGAAGCAGTACTCATGGGTAATGTACTAATAAAAGGTGTTGCCCACATGTCTGGTTCGGCGTCACGAGCTGCTATATCAGCCATACTAGTAGGACTCAGATTACCTTGTGGATACAAAACATCTTTCATTTTGCGCACATACTTCACGATGTAATACAGTGCAAACGCAGAACCCAAAAGAACCATGCCAGCACGACTTCGTGCGAATTGTATAAAGGCAGGGGCGGTGTTAGAACGACGCAGTAACTCATTGCGTACAGCCTGTCGTTCCCAATGATACAAAATAGCTATAATGGAACAAGTGACATAGAATGAAATAATACCACTGACGTAATAACCTCTGACTATCCAAGCATACGACACAGCAAAACACCATGCATACAATAATAAAATCTTCCAATAGCGATCAACATAATTATGTCGCCTAAAATAGATAACAGTCCACACGAATATTGGGCGCTCCACTATATACGATGGTACCCAAGCAATCCAATCGAATATCCATGAATCATACCATGCGTCTAATTCTACAAGATTTGATAAATCCACATGCCTGGCGTGCCACCACATTGCTCGCAAGTTCCACCGCTGCTGCTGTTGCCAGCGTGCAAAATAATACAAATTGCGCATAGATGCCCTGTAAGTGTCACGATAGATCCGCGTAAAATAATTTATCAAGCCCGACTTGTAATAATTGTATATATTGCTACGTGCCGTTGGAGACAATGATATCAAAGTTATACAAATGTTAATAACAAACGAAAAAGTGAAAGAAACAACATAAATTAACAAAATGCGCAGGATGCGTGTAACAACACCACTTTGTTCTTCCAATTCTTCAGATGTTCCCATTACAAAATTTCTCAATGTACGTAAATAATTTGTATCACCTTGAGATCGAGCCTCTTCTCCAGGAAAAATTGCATCATCTACATCTGGAGGCAAGATATCACTACTCTCGACACTGGGTGGACAATCACAGAAACAAAAGCCACACGTTTTGCACTTATTGCTAGGTGGTTGCATCATGGTTTCTACTATTTCTGCCTGAAATTCGTAATGTCGTTTTGAAGCAACCTGAACCCATTCTAAATATTCGCGGACACCAATGTTTTGCATAACTTTGTCTTTGTAAACGAGTGGTACTAGTTCATACTTGTTAAGAGGAGAACCAGGATGTTGAGGAGCTCCCACCAAACACGTGCGGACTCCAATAAGCCAAATGTCTGGATCTTTGCGTAACCCAAATCTCTCACGGACTTTCTCAGAATCCAACTTTCCATCAGTCTGAAACTCCGGTTTAACATTGACGCTTACATGATAAAGACGACGCAAAATTGACTCTGGCTTCTCTGAATAGTTCTGTGCCATTAGTGACTCAACATTAGTTGTCACCATCACCAACCATGGGTGCAATGCAACCTTACCTTTCATAAAGGCTTCAGCCATAGGGGCCAGAAACAATGCATTATTGATGGTCTGAATCAACCTATAACAAGGAGAAAAATCCATAAAAGTGGAGACTGTATTCGCAAAATCATCAAAAATAATCACATTAGTGGATGAACGAATGTTTGACGCATATTTATCGTTATCACCCCAAGTGGCTACACGTTCTGGAGAGATATCAAAACCATTATACATGCCAACAGCCTCAATTGTTAGTTGGCACAATGTACTCTTACCTACACTGGTATTGCCGAACAACGATATGGCAAATGGTGCTTTCCGCAAACCACCACGTGTTCTAACTTGAATAAATTCATTGCGCCAATCACGTAAGCGATCCAAGCGATCAAGAAAATATTTCTTTTCAACAGTCAAAGTTTTAGAAATCTTCTTAACGACTTTAGAGCCTTGTTCAATAACACTATCAAGAAGTACCTCATAATCAGTTTCACCAATGTCAGCATGTTCCTTCAAATTTCCTGTAAGAGAAAAACCATGAATGTCGCGAATGCGGTTATAGCCTTTCTCAAACTCAGCAACATCATCTTCTGAAGAGAAAAATGCAGATACTTCTCCTGTTTTGTATACCATCCAACCACCTTCAACGAATCCTATAACAGTTGTGAACAATACGTCACACAAATCTGAACATTGAATCTGTTGTTTGGTTACGATGGGTTCAAAAAGTGTAAGTTTGCCAACTTTAAAAGTAAGTCCACTGGCTTCACATAATCCTAGCGACACAATATAATTTATCAATTTTAGTGCATTTTGGACATTATTGGTTTGTTTGACACGCTTCCAATTTTGCAAAGCATCTTTGATATCTTCAAGCCATGTATCGGGTGATCCAGATTGTTCAATAAGAATATCCATATCACCGCTAATGTGTGGGGCAATACTAGTTTTAAACAAAGCATAAACATGTCCTAATAGAGATTTCTGGGTGTGTGCCTGAGTGTAAGATACAACAGCAGCAACTACACCTTGTTTATCTTTACTCGAGATTATACTCTGTCTCAGAGCCAACAATAATGTAGTTTCCCTTGCAATAAAGTCAGGAGTTACAAATGCTGGCAATGAACCAGATTGGGGCTCCATAGTGGGTACTTTTTGAGATAGACAATAAATAATATACAAAATAAAAACATAAACACAATTATACGTAAACGCAAAATATAAAAAGAACAAACAATATAAATATACAACGGGAAGAATAGTAATAGTGCCGGATTGTTCTTCCATGATTTCATGAACAATTGAATCATGTAAGGGAAAACTAAAACCTTGCTTGAGCAAAGGCCAATGTTGTTCAAAAATTTTCTTGAATTGGTCTCGCTTTTTATTACTTAGTTGAGAAAAAGGATAGATTCCCTCCGTAGAGGGCTGTTTTGCTCCTTCTTGAGACATCACAGTTTGTTGTTGGGGGCGGATAATTTCTTGACTCATCTTTCATAGTTATGAAATGACGAGACAAGAAAATCCACATAGTCGCCTATGTTAGATTTTCAAGTCTAATCGACACAGCATCTTT